GTCATGCGAATAGACCTCGTAACCCAATGATATCAATGGGTTGCGGGGTCGTACTGCAAAAAGGCTGCAAAACCAGGGCAAATCGGCCAAAATACCCCCCCCCGCCCGGCGGCCGACCCCGCCCCCCCGCTGGGCTAGTCGAGACATCCACACCGCCATGAAATTTTATCAGCCAAAAAGTTGGTGCGTAAATCCGCATTTCGGCACCAACATCCGCAAAGATTGTTTGTTATTAACATCAAACAACTTTATATAGTTAAACTATAAAGCCCAACACTGAAAACAAACGATTTTTTGGTCAATTGCGAATAACCCAAAATAGTTTTTCGCAAACAATGCAACGCCGCCACAACTGTGCTAACGTATACCTAGATGGCTGGTTACCATCTGTCTTATGGCCATCGCGCCGTGGGGTTATTTTTTGAATTTTTCGCAACATGTCCTCGCGCTGCTTTGGTGGCGCGGGGATTTTTTTACGGCATCAACTGCATTCCCGAAAATATCTGCCTAGTTTGCGACCAGGTAAATGGCCGGGGCTGCATGGATGTATGGACGTTATATTTTTTGGTCACGTTTGCGACGGGTCAAAGTTTGTTGATGGAGAATATCGACGTGTTTGAGACTGAGTCTGATTGCATGGCGGTTGGCGCCGTGAAGGGCGAGAGCGTTACGATTAATTTGGCGAATGTTTATGGCATCCCGGCGCATGGTTTTTATTATTGTTCAGTAGATGGGTTGGAGGTTTAGATGCCTGGTCAGCCGAAGACACGCGCCGCGATTGCAAAAATCGAAAAACTTGGCGGCATTGATTGGTTCATTGAGCGGATTGCTGGCGGCGATACGGTTCGCAGCATGTCGAAGGAACTGAAATTCAGTGAGCATATAATTTACAAGTGGTTGCACCAGGATCCAGAGCGCAGTGGGTTGGTGAAGGCGGCGCGTAAGATTGCAGCCGAGCGCCTTGCAGACGAGGCGTTGGATCTGGCTGACAATGTCGATACTGACACCACCGCGATTGCGAAAGTCAGAGAGCAAATCAGTGTCAGGAAGTGGCGCGCAGCGGCATTTGATCCTGGCACTTGGGCGACGAACAAGCCTCAGATGGCGGTCCAGGTAAATGTTGGCGCGCAGCACTTGGATGCGTTGCGTAAGATCAATGTTGAGGTTGGCGATGGCTGACGCCAATCATTTCGTTGAGTTTTTGCGGCGGTATCGCAGTGACCCGGTTTTGTTTGTCAAAGAGGTTTTCGGCGTTACGCCGGATCTTTGGCAAGGTGAGATGATGGAAGCGGTGGCATCTGGCGTCAGGAAGATCAGCGTAAAATCTGGTCACGGCGTTGGGAAATCGAGTGCGTCTAGTTGGATGATGTTGTGGTATTTGCTGACCCGGTATCCGGTTAAAGTTGTTGTAACGGCGCCCACGTCTGCGCAATTGTATGACGCTTTATTTGCTGAATGCAGACGCTGGGTAAATGAGATGCCGGATCAGTTGAAGGCGCTGTTAGTGGTTAAGTCTGATCGGATTGAATTGGCGGCCGCACCGGCCGAGGCGTTTATTTCGTGCAGAGTTTCTCGCGTTGAGACCCCGGAGGCTTTGCAAGGGATCCACAGCGACAATGTTTTGCTGGTGGCCGATGAGGCGTCAGGTGTGCCGGAGGCCGTGTTTATAGCCTCATCTGGGTCCATGTCGGGCAAGTCGGCCACTACGTTATTGCTGGGCAACCCAACGCGCGGCAGCGGCTATTTCTTTGACACGCACAACAAGTTGAAGGGCGATTGGTGGACCAGGACGGTTGATTGCGAGGACAGCCCCAGGGTTTCGAAAGAATACGTTGAGGAAATGCGCAAGCGCTTTGGTGAAGATAGCAACGATTGGCTTGTGCGGGTAAAGGGTGAATTTCCTGTATCGGATGATGATACGGTTATTCCCTGGCATTTAGTTAATGGCGCGATGGATCGCAAAATCCCTGACCGTGAGGACGGTGAGGCGGTTTGGGGTTTAGACGTGTCGCGCTACGGCGATGATAAAAGCGCATTGTGCAAGCGGGTTGGCCGCGTGGTCACTGAAGTACAGACCTGGCAGAAATTAGATTTGATGCAATTGTGTGGCGTTGTGAAGGCTGAGTATGACGCATTGCCGCCGAGCCGACAGCCTCAGTCAATCATCATCGACAGCGTGGCGCTGGGCAGTGGTGTGCTGGATAGATTGCAAGAGTTAAATTTACCCGCGATCGGCTGTAATGTGAGCGAAAGTCCATCGGCTGGCAGCACGTATGCCAATTTGAGGGCTGAATTGTGGCACGGCAAATTGCGCGCGTTTTTAGAGGCGCGAGACTGTCGATTGCCTCGGAACGACGAGTTAATGGCTGAACTGGTGGCACCGCGCTACTCGTATACGTCGAACGGGAAATTAAAGATTGAGAGCAAGTCGGATCTCAAGCGCAGGGGCCACAAAAGCCCAGATATGGCAGACGCGATTGTGTTGAGCCTGGCTTATGAGAATACGGTGATGATGCATGGATCGGCGGCATCAAATCGCTGGAAAAAGCCGATACGGCGCAATTTGCGCGGATTAAAAGTGGCATAAGGATTGATCAGATGTTTGGAAAGAAAAAGAAAGCAGCGCCTAAGAAAAAGACCGCGAAATCTAGCAAAAATACGCGGATGTATTGACCGATGGGTTACGGCGGCACCAACTCTGACGGTGAGACAACGTCTGCCTGGGAAGACATGCGCGATGGCGGCGGCAAAGGCACCAGCGGCCCCAAGTTTGAGGGCGGCGGTGTTTTATCAATGCTTGGCAACGCTATGGGTGGGCCTGGCAACGCGCCATTTGCGGGTGGCGGCGGCGGTGGCGGCCAGAACAGTATTCCGAATGCGCCTGGCACCAGCTTCATGACAGACATTCGAGACGGCGGCGGTTTAGGCCGTCAGGGCGATAATTTTGAAGGTTTGGGTGTGCTTAGTATGCTGATGAACATGGCAACGTATCCGATGCGAGACAGCACGTCGATTGGTGAGCGGCTGAGTGCGTTGGATGAGGATGACAGCGCCTTTTTCCAACAAGAATACGGCGGCAAGTCTATGCGTGATTTGCAGCAAAGCAGCCCAGAAACGTATAATCTTTTAAAGCAGCAATATTTGGCTGACAGGTATTGATTGATGACGGGTATTTTAAATGCTTTGAAACGGGCTGGCCGAGCAGCCGCTAACGATATTCCTATTCCCCCACAAAATTTTCGGCCGATTGACAGCGTTAATTTGCCGCCTGGATCCAACGTGCGGTATCGCGGCGCGGCGCCGGACAGATCGGGCGGTGCGTTTGAGCGGTATGAGCCGAAAACCACGCCAGCGCGGATGGGGCGTTTAATTGATAAAACTGATGATCCAAATGATCCGATCCACACGATGTTTGATGGCTACATCAGCAAGGGCATCAACTTGGGCGGCGAGGATTGGTATAACACCGAGGAACTGCGCGATTGGTTTATTGATTTGTTGGGGCCGGAACGCGGCAACGCGGAATGGTTTGAATTTAATGAATTGATTGGCGCGACATCTACTGGGTCCAACGTACCACAGAATATTCGGGCGGGATCGTTTTACCGCGCTATAGCGGATCCGATGGATCGGCTGCGTGTGGCACAAATGGTTGGCCAGGGTGGCATTACGCCAGCCGAGGCGGCGGCAAAACTGGGCGTTACGGTGCGCAATATGCCGGACGATTATCGATACGGCCATGTGATGCAAGGAAACCAGGCAAAGAACGTCGAGGCGCAATTGCAGGGCAAGTGGGATCGGCAGACCCCGGCTGATTTAACCGGGGCGGCCAGGACAAAGCATTTACAGGCCAACCCGAAGGTTAAAGGGTTTGGGAATGATTTGTCGGGCAACCGCACTAACATTGCGGCTGACAAGCATTTTATGCGGATGCTGGCAATGGCTGACGGCGGCTTGGATTTTTTAAGCGACAAGGCGCAATTGAGCCAGGAGAATATCCAGGCGTTAAAAACAGCGTTTGGGCCGCGAAAGATGGATCGATACATCTCAGTGCGTAAGACAGGCACAGGGCAGCAAATCACAACGGTTAATCTGGCCAAGGCGGCCAGTGACGGCGTAATTAAAAACACGGGTCCGATGTCTAGAATGCCAACTGCCTGGCTGGATACGCCGAAGGCCACTGAATATGCGGCGCTTGAGAAAATGGCGCAGCGCCTGGCGAAGAAATACGACATGACCCCGTCTCAATTCCAGGCGTCTTTGTGGATGGGCGCTGGCGATATTACGGGCTTGGCCGATGAAAGCCAGGGAACGGCGATGGAATTGTTCCGGCGCAGCCTGGATAAACGCGCTGGAGAGTTAGGCATTACGCGCCAGGGGATGTTGCGTGAATTTATTGAAAACCGCTCACCGCTGGCAATTGGCGGCACTGGGATCCTGGGATCGATGATACCGCGCGCGGATGAGCCAGAGGCAAACCAATGACGGGTATTTTAGAAAAATTCTTAGATAATTACGGTTACATGTCCGGCCGTAAAAACCGCTTTGGCAATGTTGGCGATAAGGCTGGCAATGAGAGTTTATCTAATGCGTTGGCGATTGGGCAGAACGCTGGCAACGTCAGTTTTAATATGTTGCCGGAAGGAATGCAGACCGGGGTAATGGCGCCTGTTAATCGTGCGTTGAGTTACCCGGTTGATATGGGCTTGATGGGCATTTTGGGATTGGTTGGCGGCGTTGATAAGGCGGTTGGCTATGCGTCCGAGGTTTTCGGCGGTGATGAGGCCAATGAGAAGCGTTTATACAAGGATTGGATGGGTGGCTTAGAGGTTGCCGGGTTTGCGCCCCAGGGGCGCATCGCAACGGCTCTGACGCCGTTTGCCAAGCAAGCTCTGGCAACTAATTTGGCGCGCCGCGCGCCGATGGGAACGGTTGGCGGTAATTTAGGCAATTTCGGCCATAACGGCGGCCCGGCATTGGATGCTGTGCCAGCAACTGAGATAATACCAGATGCGCGCCCCAAGTCTGTGCCGCTGTATTCTGCGTCTACCAAGGCGGCGGAAAACCTACCGCAAGAAAAGGGCAGCTATGAGCAAATGCGCGCGATGCTAATTAAGGGCGGCGCCAAAGAGGATGAGCTAGAATGGTCTGGGTTTGACACTGAGTTCCGCGACCAGGGCAAAGTGTCTAAGGCTGGCATAATTGATTACTTGGAGAACAACGCTGGCTTTAACATGATTGATACGGTCAGCGACACGGCTGACGGTATTTTGGACGGCGACAGCGCGTTGAACGATTATGAATTAGAGCAACGCTGGATACAGTCTAATCTGGAGGAAGAGACCAAATATTATTTGAATGATGTTCGATATGATTGGCTGCATGGCGGCGGTGATACAAAGCAATTTAGCGATTTAAGCGGTGCTGAACAGCAAGATATTGTTGATGACATGGGCTACGACAGTGTTGAAGCGCTAGTGCAAGATTTAGAGAAGAATTATCAAGGCGATGACACTTGGGTGTCGGCAAGCGGTTGGAGTGGCGGTAGGTCAACCGACTACACCATTCACGCCGACGAGGATGGCGCGCTTGACTACGTGATGGACGCGGATAGCGCCGAAGAAATGGCAGAACAGGCGTTGCAAGATCAGTTCAACCAGATGGACATTGTTGAGGTGCGCGACCAACTTGGTTTGGGCAATTCAGCCGACACTGGTGACGTTCAATACGCTGATTATTTCACCCAGGGCGGCGAAGATTACACCGAAAACCGCTATCAGTATGTGCCGCCAGACGCCGACAAGCGCGGCGGTCAATTTGATCAATCGCATTGGTCTGAGCCGGACAATATGGTGCATACGCGCACGGCGTTATTCCCGGTTATTTCTGGCGGCAAAACGCATCACGTTGGCGAGATCCAATCGGATTGGGGCCAGCAATTGCGCAAGCAAACTGAGAAAAGCGGTGAATACGGCAAACTGTACCGCGCCAAGACGTTTGATGAGGATCGGGCCGAGGGCGAAACGGCGATGGCGAGAGATAAGATTTATCGAATTTTGCACAGCGCGAATGCACAGTATCGCGCGAATAGCAATTACGATGCTAGCCTAAAGGCGGCAATGTTTGAATATGAGAATGGCTTTCCGCCGCAAGTAGGCTTTGACATGCCAAGTGATGGTCGGGCGTACATTGAAGGCGTTGACGGTGATTTACCCGAAAGTAGCCCAGAAGTAATGTTTCATAATTATCGCCCATCTCAGGAAATGGTTAACAAATTTTACAATGATATAAACAACAAGCACCCAGAGGCGGTTGCGTTTCAAGAAAAATACGGCGCGGGTTATAAAGCCGCGATGGAAGAATTAAGCGCCAAAGGCTTGCCTAGCGAAGTGCGCGGTTACAAAGAAGGCGGCCCCATCATTGGCAGCACTAACAAGTGGGTTGATTTTGCGTTGCGTCAGGAATTGGCAACGGCAATTGCTGGCGGCCAGGAATGGATGACGTTTAGCAGTCCAAAGATGGCCAGTGCCATGACAATGGAACGCTCCGAGGGCGGCGAGTTTTACGGCAAGATTGTGCCACAGCGCATGAAAGACGTTTTAAAAAAATTCGACAAAAAGGCCAAGTTGGAGCCTGTCACTATTCAAACGGCTGACGGTGAACAAGAGGTTATGGGCTTGCGCTTGACTGATGACCTGGTGCGCAAGATTGCAGA